CTTTGAGGCGATGGCATCTTCTAAAGCAAGGATAGAACGCTTGACATTTAGGCGAGCAGTATCGTTAGCAATCTGCAAGATCTGAGATGAAGTAGTTGCCTTGCCTAACTGCTCAGCCTGATTAGTAAGAGCTGCTGCAATCTGGATCTTATCCATGTCAAAGATTTCTTGACCCTTGTTAAGGGCAAGGTTAGCCTTGTCAATGGCTGCTGCTAATTTCTTATCCTTTACAATCTTGGCTTGGTTAGCGGCTTGTTCTTTTGTGAGCTTTGTGATGGCCATAGCATTCTTCTTGGCAATAGCATCTGCTCGCTGAGTATCCTGTGAGGACTTGCTTGTCGAAATGTTACCCATGCCCTGAAAGGCGTTAGGATCATTGAAGGTTAATGATAGATTCTTGAAGTCAAAGATCGACTTAGTGATCTTGATGAACTCGCCTGTCTCACGAACAAAGTTAGCAATCGACTCTGCTGCTGCATCGATCTTGGTGATTAGATCATCGACAGAGGATGAGTTTGTAATGGTAACGAATGCATCAACTAGACCTTTACCAATAGTCTCTTTAGCATTGTTTCCAGCAATAGTTAACCTAGCAAGCGAACCTGCATAAGTATCTGCTGCCGTTGCTGCTTGCCCAGCAAACAAAACATTTAGACGCTCTTGGATTGTGGCGAAAGATGATGACTCTAGCTCGGCTTTAGATAGACCCACACCTAAGCGACCTAATGCCTGTGTCTGCCCTAGATAAGCCTTCTGCAAAGATTGAGATACTTGGGTAACGCTCTTACCTGTACCTGCTGCAATGTCAAGGGCTAAACCTAGCAACTCCTGCGCTTTAGTAACTGATCCTGTGGCACGAAGCAAACGATCCATTGCTGGACGAAGCTCATCATCTAGCACGCCTGTCTGTAATTCAAGGCGAGAGATGAAACCGTTAACTGTGCCAATGTTCGAGCCGTATGCAAGGTTTAGATTCTTAAGAGTTTGCCCTAATGAAGCTGCTGCTTTTTCATCTTCCGCAAAGGCTTTAACGGATGCCTTGCCGAATGCTACGATCTGTTTAGTACCGAAAGCCAGTACTACTCCAGCTGCTAATCTTTTGACACTCTTAGTAAGTTTATCTGTAGAAGTCTCTGCTTGCTTGAAAGCCTTTTTGCCCGTGAACTCTGCGGCAATATTAATGGCTACATTACTCATGCGGCTCTCCTGACATCTACGATCGCTGTCCTACGATTAAACTTTTGTGTGGTGTTTTCAATAGCCTTAAATACTGAAGCGTTAGCTTTACCCTGAGTTTTAGCCCATGCTCTAAAGATTAAACGACCCATCATGCGATGATCCCCACCGCGCTTGTTGCCATATAGTTGACCCAAGTTTGAGATGAACTGATTGCCAGCATAAGGATTGTTGGAGCGAGATACACCTTTAGATGCTCCACCTGCTTTAGGGCCGACCCAATCTTGACCCTGACCATTCTTACGACCAGCAGTCTCAAAGATTGCACCTGTCATAGATTTATTCTGGATGCGAACCGTATTAGTAAATCCTGCTCGGTTAGGTCGAGACGGTGTTGTTTTGTAGACAATACCTCTACGGATCTCAGCTGCATCATACTTAGGAAAGCGAGCACCTTTAGATGTTTCGCGTTTAGTCCAACCAGACATCGGAGATGCTAAAGGAACATAAGATCGGGCTTCATTAGTAATTGGCTTTAGGACATCGCCTAATTCTTTTGTTAATTCTTTAGCAAGATCTGGAGCATATTTATTTAGGGCTTTCTTAAGAGCGACCGCGCCTACTACCTCTGTTGGCATCGCTCACCTCTTTCGCCTCATCTTTAAGCCCTTGCACTAATGCATCGAGCATGTTTTTATCTAACTCCAACAACTGCTGTGGCGCGATTCCCAACCTAATGCTTAGCCTAGCAATTAGATAGGTGAACGGAAGATCGCGCTTTAAGCTAAAGGGTCTGAGTCTAATACCTCAACACTCTTAAGTGTCTCGATAAACTCAATCCCGAAAGGCTTGACAGTTTCACCTGACCTGCGTGTTACTTCCCATGCTAACCAATAGACATCGCTCTGCTTTTCTTCATCGCGAAACGCCTTATGGAAACCCTTTTTAGCGTACTGCTCAAATGAGTACTCCACTGCTGGAGTGATCTCGCCTTCTAGTACGCTTCCATCTTGTCGAACGATCTTTAGTTTTGCCATGGTTTGCCCCTTTGTTTAGTTATTTAGAATGTGCCTGTTGTGGCTACTGCAACTGTTGAGTTTGCAGTAAATGTAATTGACTGTGTGCCGATATCGCCAACAGCACCATTAATGTCTGTTGTGTTATTGACTAGCAATGAGACTGTGTACAGAGGGTTAGTCGCTGAGACTGCTGTTCCCTTTGTCTGTAGGAATACACATGTGACTGTTGTTCCCCATGCTGCCTGTAGTGTTGCCAATACATTTGCTGATGCTGTGTCATTTAGGAAATCGATAGTCACAGTTGATGACTCTAGACCCTTAACAAACTTATGAGAGTTATCTCCCATAGCCGTTACTTCTAGCTCATCAAATACGCGGTTGATTGTTACTGCTGTTACATGGTCTGAAAGATCGACAGTGTTAATCTTCACACCTACATTGTTATTTAGAAATACAGCCATGAGATTATTCCTCGTCCTTCTTAGTAGTTGCTGGCTTTGATACTGCTGGTGTTACCTGCCCGATCTTGATCAGGAAGGCTTCGTTTTCTTTTTCCCACTCGGACATTTTAACTCCAACTCGTAAGGATTGATACGGACATCTCGCAGCTGAGCAGTTCCCCGCTTGCAACATTGAGAATACTTGGTGCGCTTACTGCGCCTACATTATAGGTCAAAGATGAGGCTGCAAGCTTTGCGAACACGCTACAAACAGTATCTTCTATGCCGTTAAGATTTCCTTCATTGTCAAACAAAGGGACAGTCATCATAATCTTAAAATTAGCCATTGGGCTAATAGTTATGTGCTGATTGTTAGTAGGTGTCAGGTACGGATCATCTGGGCTGACAATTACTGAGTTCGCGAGAACTGTTGCGGGAGGGAAAGCAAAAACTTGGTATTTAGTGTTATCTACTAGCGCGGTGGCTAAAGTAGTGCGGAGTGTAGTTATCGCTACTGGAGGCATTAGCCCACCATTGAGCGAGGGTCTAGCGCATGTGCGATCAATCCTCGCACCTTAGCGAGAAGCTGCGCGCTCATTCGGTAAGGGCTTGGCTGGAAATCGACTGCGTTACTGCCTGAAAGGGTGGCTGTACGCGCTTGCCAGATTTCAACAGATATCATAAGAGCTGCTTGCTGGACTGCCATGTCAGTTGTCCAGTCGGTGTAAGTCGTAGTCGATACAGATCCGTAAGGATAAATCGGATGATAACCCTGAGCAGTCGCGTGAGTAGTGTTTACGCTAATTGAATATTCGCCGACTGCTGTAATGGTCTTGGTTCCTGCATATAAAGATCCTGAGTTAGCAATAGTTACGCTCTGACCTACATAAAAAGTCTCGCGCACATTGTCATTAAAGTATAGAGTGCCTGAACCTACTGTGTTTTCATGTGCAACTGTAAACCATTTTGGTGCCCATAACATTGGAAGTAAAACTGCATCTGAAGCATCGCATACTTCCTGAAGGACGGCATCGGTGTACAAAGTACCGACTCCAAGAGTGCTACGGAGTTCTGTGACTGTTGTAAGTGCCATGATGTCCTTTCTAAAGACTCTGGGGAGTAGAGGGCTACTACTCCCCAGAGCGACTTAATTACCTAGTTATCAGGTTAGGTTGAACCAGTTTGCGCCTGCTGCAAGCTTTGTAGCAAGTGCTCCCTGACCGAATAGTAGAATGTCTACTGTTCCGTCTGAGTTAACATTAGTACGAAGCTGCTGACGAGCACCCTCGTACCATGTGTAAGCATCTGGGTTAATAACAGCCATTGAATAATCTGCTGTTCCTACTCCACCAGAACCCTTCATGTAACGAGATACACGAAGATCAAGA